TCATCGTAAGGCTTTTTACGACCAATACTGTCAATTATTGTACGGGAGAGTCTTTTGACCCTACCCATACTGCTTATTTCGTAAAGACCTTCATAGCCAACGACAGATTTCCAGATTTCTTTATCCATAGAATCGGAAACGAGTCGCGTTATACTAGAACCACCTGCAAAGATACAAACATTTGTTTGAATAAGCAAAAAACAACTGGTAAAAAATGTTATTAATGCGTTTCGTTCCATTGATCCCAATTATTTTCTCCTGGATGGTTCCCGTATCGGTCGGTAGTACGCCCCTGCTTCGTTCCGTTTCCTGTACGGACGTTACCCGTTTCTGCGGTGGCCTTCAGCTCGCGTATCTTCTCATCAGTCTGTACTCTGAGCTTGTCAATCTCAGCCTGCGCGTCGAGCTTGCGCTTCTCCAGGTCCTCGTGGATGAGGCGCTCTATCTCGTCGTTGCGCGGGAACTCCGGCGCACGCTCCGATGCCGTCCTTATTGAGAGGAACTTGTTCTGCACGGCAAGGGCGAGGTTCTGGTAGTCCTCGCTGTCGTTCCTGTGCGTGTACGGCCGTATCCAGACGTTTATCGGCAGGTTCATCAGCGATGCCTGGCAGTCCTTCTCGAAGCCGTAGCCGTACTTGACGAGGTAGACGAGGTCGTTGAGGAACGGCTGCAGCTTCTGCGCGTCGTGTATGGCCTGCTCGATGGCGGGCGAGAACAGCAGCTTGACGGCGACGCCGGGAAGGTCTCCCGACTTCAGCTCCGGCGGCTTGACGCCGAATGACTGCTCGTATATCATGTCATAGAGGAGCTTGAGCTGCGTGTTGAACGCCGCCGATACCTCCGCCTTCTCGAGGAACCCGGCAGAGCCTTCCTTGTCCTCTATCTCGATGTACTTGACGGCGCCCGTTATCTCGTCTGGCTGGAAGCTGACGCCGTCGCCCTTCGACCACATTATCGGGAAGGCGTAGGCTCGGTTGTTCTCGCAGAAGTACGAGAACGCCTCCTCGTATGTCTCTATCGTCTGCTGCGAAGGCAGGAAGCACGCGCCTCCCTCCTCGCGGTAGTATGCCACCGGCACGCGGTCGTAGCCGTGCGGCTTCTGCTCGTATATCTCGTACCCGCTTATCCCGAAGAAGTCCTTGATGTACTCCAGTATCTTCTGCGGGCCTGACTTGGCGACGGCACGCCTTGCGCGGTACAGGTACTTCTCGTCCCATATCTCCACGTACTCCGCCGAGTAGCGCCCGTTCTCGTCGTAGTCGGCGTACTTGCGGGCGAAGAGCTCCATCTCGCCGGTTATGCTGTTCCGGTGCGGATAGAGCGTGTCACCTTTCATATATGACAGCACGCGCGCACGCGCATGTCCCTCCGCGTCGAAGTATCCGACGATGGCGGCGTCACCCACTATCTTGTATTCCGTGAACTCGTAGAAGTTGTACTCCATGTCCATGTCGAGCCATCCCTGACGGAAGGTCACGAAGTCCTGCTGCTTCTCGGCCTCCTCCTGCTCCGTGCCGACCTCGCCGGACAGCTCGAACTGCATGTCGTTGCCGGTGATATGCACGCGCTGCTTCGTGGCGATGACGTGCTGGAAGGCGAACGCCGTGCGGATGATCGGCTGTATGTAGGTCTTTCCCGTCTCCGGGTTCTTCTTCACGACGTCCGGGTAGATGAGGGGGTCGTTGATGGCATGGCCTGAAGTGTAGTACATCCGCAGGAAGTCCGCCTGCGTGACGATTCGCAATGTGGGGTTGTCGATAGGCTCGTAGGTCTTCTGCCCCCTTCTTACCACGCGATGTGCCTTGTAGCCGTTCGGCAGTATCTCGTAGAACGGCTCCCGCGTGAGGATTTCCTTGTAGTTCGGTCTGATGTTATCCATAATCCTGTATCATAAATCATATACACCATGTGTTCTTGGCTTTCCTGTGTCGTTTCACCGTCAGCCTGAAAATATTCCTGAAGAGAAGGGACTCGAAGAAGTCCGGGGAGTGCCCTATTATCTTCTTCATGTCCGCCTTGTTGATTATCTGGAAGGCCTTGCCCTCCGAGTCCTTCGTGCGGCGTATGCACTTGCGCTCACGCATGAGGATGTCGCGGAGCTTGGTCTTGCCGTAGCCGTGCCCGTCGAAGGTACGGTCGAGCAGGTGCGGGTCTATCGACAGCTCACCGTCGCGGAACTGCTTGTACAGCATGACGGCGCACTGGCTCTTGAGGTCCTTGTACAGCTTCTTGATGCCTTCCTCCTGCTTCCTGTCGAGGGCTATCGGCGCTCCCTGGTTGACGAACTTCACCGCCTCGGGAAAGTGTCCCTCAAGTATCTGCCCTATGCCCTGGTAGTCGTATGCGAAGTTCTCCTCCTCGACGCCCCATTCCGAGAGCTTGGCCTTCACCACAGCCTCGTAGGTGCGCGAGTCGAACCTGCACACGTACACGTCGAGCAGGTGGTTGCCCTTCCACAGCCACATGACGGCGTTGTCTCCTCCCTGCAGCGCGACGTCTGCGGTGGCGTAGAGCGTGTCCTTCTCCTCGCACTGGAAGGCATTGTCGTAGAAGTTCATCATGTCGTCCATCTTGATGAGGTCGTCGCCTGCGGAGCGGAACTTCCAGTTTCCGTCGAGGTCGCGGCTCTGCTGCTCCTCGTCCTGGTTGGCGAGGCGTGCGAGGTACGTTGGGTCCGACTTCATGAGCTTGCGGTTGTCCTCCAGCCTTCCCTCGACGAACGCCACGGAGAAGATGAACAGGTCCTGCGGCGTTCCGTACTGCGCGTATTCGGCACGCCAGTGCTTCAGGATATCCGCCTTGCACTTCTCGAAGACCTCCTCGCGTGTGTCGCCGAAGACTATCTCGTTGACGTCGTTGCCCGGCATGTAGCAGTACCTTATGACGCCGTTCATCTCCGGAATGGGGAATCCCGTCTCCGTGTCGAGCCAGCCGCCGAGGAAGAGGAACGTTGCCACCCATGAGTCCGGGTCCGGGTTGCACGTTGCGAGGAAGTGCGTCCTTATGCCGTATGCGTTACGGTTGTCGGTGAGCAGGTACTTGAACTTCTTGTACGGGCAGTGCGTCACCTCATCGAGGCCTATGTACGCATACTGCTTTCCCTGGAACCTCTTCTTGAACGACTCGTAGTCTCCCTCGTAGTAGGAGAACTTCAGCTTCGCGCCGCTGTCGAAATTCCATGTCATGTCGTTCATGGACTTGTTGTAGTCGCCGTACTGGCCGTACAGCTCGTACGATACCTCTATCATGTCCGTGAGGTCCGGTTTCTCGTTACGGAGTATGCATGCCCTGAAGTTCCTGTTCTCGATATCCTCCACGGCAGCGTCGAGCAGGATGTATGTCTTTCCCGCCCCTCGCTTTCCGCCGTAGAAGATGAGCTGTGCGGGACAGGATATGCAGTCCTCCTGTCCTCCGGCCTGGGCGAGGATTTTCCTCGGACTGTCCTCGTCCCTGACTGCCTGGGCGTACTCCTGTGTGTAGACAGGCTCGCCGTCCGGCAATTTCAGCCCTGAAAACACCTTCATTTTGTATAATTATACATTTTCTTTGCAAAAATACGCAAAAATATTTGGTTTATGCAAAAAAAATGCATATTTTTGCAAAAAATTAGGTATATTTATTCAAAAATTAGTAATAGTTTGTTTCATTAGTAGGGATTTGAGCCCTACAGCGGTAGGGCAACATGGGGTTATAGCTCAGTCTGGTTAGAGCATCTGCTTTGCAAGCAGAGGGTCGTGAGTTCGAATCTCACTTTCTCCACGAAAGTCGGAAGCACCGGCAATCAGGATAACGTTATAACAGTATTTTTATGGAAAGAGAAGAACTCTTACAGCAGGTAAATGAGAGCATTGAGGCTGACGGAAAGCAGCTGTCACCCTCGCTCAGTGAGGAATCCATCAATGGTGAGCTTGACGACGCGCTCGAGGACATCACCGAGGATGAGGAGAACAACAGGAAGGTTGTGACGCGCCTTGCAAAGCGCCTTCTCCGCATGGACGGGAACATCCACAGCAACGTGTCTAAGCAGGTAAGTGACTACAAGAAGGCTCACCCGAAGACCACGCAGAAGCCGAAGGACGGCGAAGGAGAGAAGGGTGACGACGACGCCAAGTCGGAGTACCAGAAACTCCTCGAGCGTATCGAGAGGATGGAGCAGGCCCAGAAGCAGAAGACGGAGGCGGATGCGAAGGACGCAATCGTGGCCGATGTGAAGAAGGGTTTCAAGGCCAAGTTCAAGGAGGCCGGTCTTGAGGTCAACGACTACATCTTCCGCCAGACTCTCCGTGACCTGGAGATTCCGGAGACCGAAGAGGGAGGCAAGGTGGATGTCGGCGGGCTCGTGAAGACCCTGGAGCGCGACTACCACAGGAACCTGAAAGAAGCAGGACTGGGTAAGGAGGATACCGGCAAGTCGCGTTTCGGCAGCCGTGGAGGAGGCAAAGGCGAAAGTGCCGCCGACCGGTTCTTTGCCAAGAAGGGCAGGAAGGAAGGTTGGAAAAAATAGGCAGACAAGCGGCACGGAAGCGGGGCGAGCCTGTGAGACATGAGGTAAACCGCGAGGAAGTGCATCTGCCGGGATTGTGAGTAAGGATAACATTTTTAACTAACAAAAAGATTTTCGACTATGGGAAGAATGGGTAATACATTCGGAAGCCAGACCGTCAGTGCGACACATTCGCGCAAGGTTTGGCGTGAGGTCAAGGACCAGTTCCCCGCAGGCGGTGTCGTGGCCAATCTCTCCGACTGGCTGACCGGCGGCGTAGGCAAGATTCCTGCAGGCACTTTCTGCAAGTGGGAGGACACCGGTGCCAACGGTGGCAAGCAGGTTACGTGCTACACTGACGCGCAGATCAAGGCTGCAAGCGGCAACCCCGCCTCTCTGGGCATCAACGGTGCTACCCTGTATGACATCGACATCGAGGCCGGCGAGACCGTCGGCACCGCAACTGTGGTCTATGCAGGCGAATACTACGACTACATGGTCAAGGACTCCACCGTCCTGTCCATCGTCAAGGGCATCGCCGCCCTGAGTGAGATTAAGTTCGTGTCATAAGCCACGGGCAAGTGTTTAACAATTTAAGAAAGAAAGCATTATGAATACAAATCCAGTAGGAATGTTTTCGGTGTTCGACAACGGTCTCGGCGGCCTTGACTGGCAGTCGTGGGTGGACCGCTACGAGGAGAAGTACGACGAGTTCGTCGTCGACGGCTTCGAGTTCGCTCCCACCACGTTGAACTACACCTTCGCGCAGCTCATTGCGAGCACCGGCGCAACGGCTCTCCCCACATGGGTAGACCCCGAGTCACCGGGCTATGAGGCTGCACTGCGTGAGCTGAGCGGAAAGACGGGCAACATCCCGACCGCAAAGCGCTACTACCGTTTCAACCGCACCATCATCAACGAGCAGCTCCAGCTGATCCAGCGCTACGGCAACGTGGCCATGACCCCCGAGATGGAAGACATCTTCATGGGTCTGAACGATGAGGGTACGGACGGCCTCATCCAGATGTTCAACAACGCCCTGACACACATCCGCAACCAGGTTGTGTCCACGGGCCAGTTCGCCCTCACAAGCGTGAACAACCCGCGCGGCTTGCAGGGTATCACCATCGACTTCGGCATCGCACAGGACCACTTCGACGTCCTGACAGGCAATGACGTATGGTGGACAAGCGATACTCACGCAAGAGAAGGCTCTTCTTCCGATCCTCTCGGCTACATGAAGAACCGTGTGCGCTGGATCCGCAAGGTCAAGCACTACGCAGGCCCCATCAAGCTCGAGATCTCTCAGGACGATTGGGACGACCTGCTCCTCCACTCGAAGGTACAGTCACGCCTCGGCATCTACTTCTATCCTACGACCACCGACGGTGCAACCCGCATTGCCGCCATCCAGGACAAGAGCGAGGATGCCCTCAAGGCAGCCATCAAGGCCATCATCAAGGTCGACGAGATCGTGGTCAAGGACACCTATGCATTTGTGGACGCTCCCGGAACGGACGCCAACGGCGATCCCGACATCATCACCACCCGCATCGACAACTTCAAGGCAGGCAACATCGCCTTCATCCCGACGGGCAAGATCGGTGACATCCAGGGCGTGCAGCCGCTTTCCATCGGCTACGAGCCTGACAAGGTGGCATACTACAACGGCGGTCGTCTGCTCCTGACCCAGCGTGCAAACCCGAAGACACACTCAGTGTACATCGAGGGTGAGTTCGCACAGATCTGCGTGCCGAGCGTCCCGCAGTGGATGTTCATCAGCACCGTCGTAGGTGACGGCTCTTCTTCCAGCTCTTCTTCAGGCTCTTCTTCGAGCGAATCGAGTTCAAGTGAGTAAAGGATAGCGTATGGACTTCTCAAGACAAGTGAACTACAAGTCGGACTTCGACGTGCTCCTGCACGTTGTTGACGCGGACGGCAATGCTGTCGGCTTCCCGACATTCGATTTCGTTCTGGCGTTCACCTCGAGCGGCCAGAATAAGTTCGAGGCTGGTCAGGCCAACGGCTTCAAGCGCGGTGTGAGCGATGCAGACGGTGACATCCGTGTCGTCTTCAATGACCATCACCTGTTGCCCGGCACCCTCAACCTTGAAGTTCGCGCCGACGTTGAGAACGACATCTATCCTGACGGAAAGAAGCTGTATGTGTTTGAAGTGCCCACGAACATCACCCTGACCAGTGGCGCCGGGGAGGTGAGCACGGGCATCTCTATTGACGTTAACCTGCCGTTTGCCGTGGGGTCTGCCAGCAGCAGCTCCAGCTCGGAGGGCGGCAGCAGCTCTGAATAAACCAAAAGGAATCATCTTCGCATGAATACGAGTAACGATACCGCAAATGTTCGCACGGTCGGGGACTGGCTCTTCGGCTGTGTGAACTTTGCCGTTCCCGACGAAGCCGTCGTGAACATCGCCATGGACAGGAACTTCTCCGTCGACACCGCAGCAAGTGACGTCGACAGGGACAGCCTGAGGCTCATGAAGGCAGACCTTTTCAAGTGGATCGTGCTTGGCGCAGGTAAGGTGAACAACACCTCCGACACCGACAACGGCTGGAGTCACAGCGAGGGCGGCTATACGCTGTCCGAGTATGACAAGCAGCTGCTGATGGGCGAGGCCAACGCCATCTACGAGGAGCTTGAGCCCGAGAGCGTGTTCGGCAAGAAGAAGATCAGGATGCGGTCGGCAGGCATCATGCCCGCCTACCGTGACCTTGACGGAACGCCGTTACCAAGGAAGCCGCTATGAGAAAAACGAGAGTCGACAACCCGCGCTATCCGCACTACATACGGATCACCCGTAAGGTGGTGGCAGACTGGCTTGACGAGAGCAAGACGGAAGATGCGTTCACGGTGTACGCAGGCCCCGGCAGGAGCTATACGGACACCACGACGACGGGTGACGCGAAAGTGGACTCCAACAAGCGCAAGTGCTCCATCCCGGTGCGTTTCGACGTATGGGGCGGCAATGTCGACGGAATGCAGCTTGTGCCGATGAGCGGAGACATGGTATACGTCATCAAGGGGAACATCCACGAGGAGTGGGAGGTCAGTGACTTCGAGCCGGACAACGACCGCTCCGTGGTGTACGGCGAGCATAACAGGAACTTCAATGAGCAGTAGTCATGAGCAGCAACGGAAAGATAGCCATTAAAAAGGTCTTTGACAATGTTCGCAAACGGGCGGAGGAAAAGGCTGAGGGAAAGCTTGCAGGCGGCCTTATGCCACTGCTTGAGATGGCCTATTCCGAGCTGAAGGGCTACAGGCCGTTGACAGGTAACCTGAACAACTCACTCGGTGTTGCGCTTTACAAGGACGGCAAGTGTATTGAGGCTCACGGAAGCATCGAGATCACAGGCAGGCGTCCTGTCAGGACAACACTGAAGGAAGGAGACCTGTTCTGGGAACCTGTGACATGGAACGGAAACCACCTCGACGGACCGATACCGAAGACCGACTGGGTCGGAGACAAGAATATCTGGGCCGACGAGGAAGTCCTGAAGTGGCTTGAACGCTACGCTCCGACGAAAAAGGGATTCTCTTATCGTATCGTCAGTATCGTTGACTACGCAAAGTATCTTGAGACCAAGGACAACGTGAACGTGCTCAGCAGTCTTGCTGACCGTCTGCGCTCCATGGGAGGAAAGGTCGGCGACTTTAATCTCTGAAAGAAATGATCACACCGGAAGATATAAGGAAGACGATGGGGTTGCAGGCAAAGAAGGTCTGCGGCAAGATCTATCCGCAGGACAGGCCGAGCGCCGTCACGGAGAAGCTGACGGAGTTCATCGTGGTCTCCCTCCCCTACTCCGAGGTCAACAGGACGCTTGGCGAAAACGACGACTGGTGGCTTGACGTCACCGTCGTGTACGAAATCTTCGTCGCTGACATCAAGACGGCAGCGGATCCGAACCGGCTTGACGATGACGCCATGAGGCGTCTGCGTGAGGCTCTCCTTGGAACCTTCCCCGTTGTTGACGGCGAAAAGAGGTTCAAGATCGTGCGTCCACGCACTGTCATACCGGCATCCAGTGACGGCAACGGTTATCACTATACGCGCATTCAGGCAAAGATGACGACATTGGTTTAAGAATACAAGTAATTTAGTTTAACAGTTAAAAATAACAACGACTATGGCAACAAAGACAAAATCTGAATTGAAGGACGTTTTCAATGGCCCTTCGTCCTTGCTGTACCAGAGTGCAGCCCTCGGCAATCCGATGGTGCTGGACCCCGACTATGACGTTCCCGTCAAGGTCGACAGCATCGAGTTCGAGCAGGGTGAGCCTGACATCGAGCACTACAAGGTCATCGGCCTCGCCGGCGACTGGGTATCCTCCTCGGAGGCAGGTGACATCACCATCAGCTTCCGCGTCCCCACCAAGAGCACGGACATCCTGAAGCTCGCCTACGGCAACGACGCAGTGACCTCAAAGTCGCTGACCTACGGCAGCGGCTCGTTCACGGGCGACGGCGTTGTGCTGACCAACAAGAAGATCGTCGGCACCTGGGCCATCCTGAACGACACGGGCAACCAGCTCCTGATCCTGAACAACACCGCGCTGTACGCCAGCATGGTGATGGACTCTGACGCCAAGGGCGTGGTGGCCATCGACTTCAACGGAACCATCGAGTCGGACGGCTCCAACCCCGACATCCTGTTCCTCAAGAAACAAGGCTCCAGCAGCAGCGAGTAACACTTGCTGCGTGAGTGACTGAAAACCCGAGGGGCGGCGGTGACGAGAGAGCCGCTGCCCCTTATTCATTAACAAACGACAGAGATTATGGACGACTACAGGATTTGGGTAACGTACCACAAGGACGAGCAGGTCTCGCAGTATGGCCTGCACGACGATGACACGCACAGGATCTTTGCCGCCAACCGCGACATAGAGGGGAAGAACATCAACGAGATGAACCCGGTCTACAGCGAGATGGTGACGATGTGGTATGCGTGGAAGAACAACGTCAGGAGCCCGTACGTCGGCTTCAACCACTACCGCAGGCAGTTCAACGTGAGCAGGCTGCCGGGCAAGGGCGAGTGCCAGGTGTACAGGATCATCGACTTCGGCGGCATCAGCGTGTACGACCAGTATGCACGCTGCCATAATGTCAAGGACATGGATGCTGTCCTCTCGCTGCTCGACAAAAAGTACGGCAAGGACAACGCATATACGAAATACATCAGGAACAGCAATACCCTGATAGCGAACTGCTGCTTCCTGATGAAATGGGCTGACTTCACGAAGCTCTGCAAGTTCTTCTTCGCCATCCTCGACGACTTCTCCGCCATGTGCGGATGCCAGACGCTCGACGACTGGAGGAAGAAGGCGCAGGCCGACTTCGGCAACAACAGGCCCGATTACCAGACGAGGGTGCTATCGTTCCTTGCGGAAAGGCTTATCTCCGCGTGGATCAGCGTGAACCTCTCTCCATATATCGACGGCAGGAACGTGGCTGTCGTGAACTACAACACCACGAAGCTGACGGAGGCAGCCATCATGTCGCTGTTCAAGCACACGCCTGGTTGTCATGTCTACGTCTTCGACAACAGCGATGCGGAGCCATTCAAGACGAAGCTCCCTAATGTCGAGGTCATCGACAACACCAAGGGCAAGCTGGTGGACTTCGATGCAGAGCTTGCGAAATATCCAGACAAATGGGAGCGTGACAAGGTCAAGAGCAACTACGGCAGCGCCAAGCACTCGATGAGCATACAGAAGCTGATGGAGCTTATCCCAGGCGGATTCGTGCTCATGGACTCGGACGTCCTGTTCAAGCAGGACATCGGAAAGTTCTGGGACTACAACGTCGCATGCCTCGGCACAGAGGACTTGAAACACGGAGTACCCCTGCTCTTGCCGTTCCTATGCTGGCTGAACTGCGTGAAGCTCAACGAAAACGGCATCGGCTACTTCAACGGAGAGAAGATGTGGGCGCTGAGCGAAAAGGAGCCTAACCAGCACTACGACACAGGCGCATGGCTTCTCGAGGAGGTGCGCAGGAAAAGTCTTCCTGTGGAGTATGTGAACATCTGGGACTATGTCATCCATCTGGGTCACGGCTCATGGAAGGACAAGGACACCGACAAATGGCTTGAGGAGAACGCTGTCCTGTGGAAGTGAGACCGATAGACTACGTCGTGCCGATGGTGTTCCATGGCGACCCGTTGTGGCAGGAGGATTTCCGCAAGGTGCACCTCCGCTATGACGAGCGGAACAAGTACGACTTTGTGCGTTTCCGCAGCTGGGACACCGAGGAGCTGCTGATACGGTGCGTACGGAGGTTCATGCCCTTCGTGCGTACCATATATATCCTTCTCGCGCGTGAGAGCCAGAGGAAGCCGTGGATGGACGTAAACGGCATCAGGGTGGTCTACCACAGGGAGTTCATCCCCGAGAAGTTCCTTCCGACGTTCAACAGCTGCGCCATCGAGATGTTCCTCCACAGGATCCCCGGCCTTAGCGAGCGTTTCATCTACGGCAACGACGACATGTTCCCGCTTGCGCCACTGACGGAAAAGGACTTCTTCGAGGGCTATATCCCTTGTCTGAGGCATGGCGAGAAGCCTTTCCCTGACAACCCGAACATCTTCCATCTCTCTTGCAGGAACGGTCTCAACTTCGTCGCCTATGAGTTCGGGAAGAAGTACACCGACACATGGGTCAAGGGCGGCCACAGCCTCACACCGATGCTGAAAGGCACATGGGAGTACCTGTGGAAGAGGGGCGGCGAGATTGAGGCGAGCATCAGCGCAGTCCGGGAGCCATGCAACTTCAACCAATGGCTATGCCCGTGGTGGCATTATCTGGCGGGCAACTATATCGACAGGGTCCCGTCGAGGACATACGTCAGCACAAGGAACAGCATCGAAGAAGTGGTGAAGGCCATGTCAACTTCAAAGGGAATCGTATGTGTCAACGACAATGAATGCGCCGACAACTACATGGAATACGGCAACGCCGTCAAGGCTTGCATAGAAAAGATACTTGAAAAGAGATAATATGGCAGAGATAGAACAACCTACGATAGACGTCCAGAAGATGCTCGACGACCTTATCAGTCGTGAACCTGACGTGATAAAGGTGTGTGGCAAGAATCGTAAGATACACTGGCTCCATAACGGAACGGTGAGAAAGTTCTCGCACATCATGATCAAGGATAAGAATCCGTGGAGACGAAACGTGAAGGTCTGTGCGTGCGTGTTTCTCAACAGGAAGTACGGGTTTATGACATGGCTGCTTCTGTGGTCATGGCATTGGATATACTGGAGATGGCTCTACTATATAAGGGACATCGACCAGGTAGAAGTGGCAAAGGTGCTTGACTGCGCCAAAAAAAAATTCAGTTGGATCCATTAGCGATGGCTACCATATTGGCGACCGGGATGATGGACACGATGATGACGATGGCTCGACACGAGTATGGCCCAGCCGAACGAGGTGGGGATCGGCCTACTCCCTGAGCGAGAAGATGCCGTGGCTCCTTGAGAGAAAGTTCGGAATCAGGGCTTTTGACTATTGGTGGGGCTACACATCCTGCGAGATAGAGCTGATGGTCATGGACCAGCCGGTCATCAGTTACGGCAAGAGCAAGAACAAGCGCTCCATGATGGCTTCAAGAAAAGAGGTTGACGAGCTTGAACAGCTACAGCAGAAATGGGAGAAGAAACGTAATGGCAGGACTTTCGTTGGACAGAAAGTTGACCTTGGGGAGTTCCTGAATCAGAAAATATAACACGAATATTCATTTTTAAGACATAAAGGTATGGCAGCAGCAGATAAACTTTGGTTAGAGCTTGGCGTCAGGGATGAGATATCAGATGTTTTGAAAAACCTTATGATAGGTGCTGAAAAACTTGCAGACGCACTGTCTGATGACTCAGCCGAGTTAAAAAATATATATAGAAACATCATGGACGTTGCCAACGTCTACGATAAGATATATATAGCACAGAAACGGATCAGTAGCCTCAAGGGCGTATCTCTCAGTGCGGAAGAGAAGAAGGGTCTGCGCGACATGACAAAGGACCTTGAAAAGATCAGAAAGCAGTTCGAACAAATCCTTAATGACCCTAACAGGCTTATGGAAAGCGGTGAGGCTCATTTTGACAAGATGAGGACGAACGTTGACCTCATGGTTAAAAGCACTCTTCGTTATGTCGACAATATTGAAGCCAAAGAGGCCGCAGAGGCCAAGAATGCCGCCAATGAAGAGCGTCGTATAGACAGTCTGAAAGATAAGCTTTATGAACTTCAGCGTTACAGGAAGCAGCTGTCTGATGCCATTGCGAATGCAGCGCCAGGAACAAACCTTGCAGACGCCACAAGCCTTATAAACGGACTTTCGTCAAGAATATCGGCAGTTCGTAGTGCTGAGCGTAACGGGAAAGGACTGCCAGCAAGTGCATCTGGTGCAGACTACGAGGAGTTTATCAAAAGGGTTACGGGAGAAGTGAGGAGTCTCACCTCTGCGACAAATGATTATGACAAGACGTTGAAAGAGAACGAACGTCTCCAAAGGTCGATCAACAAGATATACCTTGATACGCAAAGCGAAAAGAATATTGCGGGAATAAGAAGACAGACAAACGAATACACTGCCCTTGGGAAGAAACTTGGAGAGCTGGCAAAGCTCATGGCTGAGTTGAAAAAAGAGGAATCTGGAATAAAGAAAGGACTTATTACAGAGCCTACATATACAAGCGATAAAATTTCTGAACGCCTGAATGAAATAGACAGGACTTACAAAGAGGATCTTGCAATAGTCCGGCAAATGGAGAAGGATGACGCTGACGCCAAGAACAAGAAGGCGGCAGCAGCAAGAAGGGCGTCAGATGCGATTCAGGCCCTTTCTCACATGAACAGCAATCTCATCTCGTCGTACAACCGTGTTGCAGAGGCGGGGTCAAGAGCAAACAACATAACCATACAACTTCAACACCAACTGGCTGGCTATGCCGGCCTATACGGAATAGAGCGTATCTTAAAGTCCGTCATAACGATAGGTGGCCAGTTTGAGTTCCAACACGTTGCCCTACAGAACATCCTTGGTGACATGCAGCAGGCCAATACGCTGTTCAGGCAGTTACAGGATATGGCCGTAGAATCTCCAAAGACATTCATGGAGCTGACTGGTTATACAAAACAGCTTTCCGCATATCAGATTCCATACGAGGAGCTGTACGACACTACCAAGAGACTTGCAGACATATCCACCGGTCTCGGCGTTGACATGAGCCGCCTTATCCTCGCTTACGGTCAGGTGAGAAGCGCCGCCGTCCTCAGAGGACAGGAACTCCGTCAGTTTACGGAGGCGGGCATTCCGCTTGTACAAAAACTTGCAGAGAAGTTTACGCAGCTGAACGGGAAAGTTGTTACCACAGGAGAGGTTTTTAGCCTTATATCAAAACGTGCCGTACCATTCAAGATGGTTAAGGAAATCCTGTGGGATATGACAAACGAGGGAGGTCAGTTTGCAGATATGCAGAGCAAGCTTGCAGATACGCTTTACGGTAAATACCAGAAGCTTCAGGATACCTGGCAGATAATGCTCGGAAGGATTGCCGACGGCAACGGCATGATGGGAAAGTTCCTGAAAGGCTCTATAGAAGGCGTTGTACAACTTGTCAATGTGTTGAACACTGTAGCCCCGCTTATCCTTGCTCCGTTTATCGGAAAAGGTATCGACAGTGCAAAGAAGGGAGCCAAGGGGCTTATTGGTAATATTACCGGTGAGACAGCAGTCCGCAATATGGAGATCGCCAAGCTCAAGCAAGCCAATGCATTAGAGAAGGAGCGTATTTTGAACGGAAGACAGCTGACTCAAATCGAGCAGGATATCGTCAGACAGAAGAATGTGCTGACGAGTAATGAGTTGCGCCTCCTTCTCCTTGAGGATCAGATAACAGAGCGCCAGCTTGCCCAGATGGCAAATTCAGGTAAGATAAACAAGTTCGCAGCAGCACGTCTTCTACTTGAGCAAGGCTATACAAAGGAACAGATACGTCAAATCCAGCTTGGAAAATATGAGATACTGAAAGGCGACTCTTTCATAAAGAAATCTGCAAAAGGTGTATGGAACTTCATGGGTGGCTGGATAGGAGCCGGCATGCTTGCTCTTGGTGCTTACGCCTCACTTGCCCAACGTGTGGACGAACAGGTTGAAAGGGCAAGACAGACGTCTGAAGCTGCGTCAAACGATATGCTTTCCGATTTCAGGCAGGTTAATGACCTGTATAATGAGGTTAGCAAAAAAGGTCCTGGCTCAACGGACGAGATGACCTCTTCAATACAGCGCATGACGTTTGCCCTGAAGCAAAGCGGAAGCTACACCAAAGAGCTTAACGAGATGCTTGAGGGGACTGACGACATAAGGGAGAAGTACACGCTTTTGTATCAAGAACTTCAGAAGGTGTCAGACGAGTACCTTCGTATGAAGGAAAACGTACAGGCGTATCTTGAGGCGGCAAACAGGGTCGGAGAAGGAAACTGGTTTACCAAGTTCTTCAACGACAACATGAACGAAGACATCAAGAACTGGGGTGACGCAAACATTGCAAAAAATGTTGCAAAAAAAGGCGTAGACAGATACAGTGCGGCCGTTAAGCTCCAGCTTGAATTGTTTTACAAAAATATAGGCAAATGGAACGAGAAGGAGATGGCCGATCTCGACTGGCAGAGTCTTTTCGACAAGCTATCAGACCAGGAAAGGACGTTTTTCAAAAACTTCTTGGATGCAGGACGCAAGAGCGACTTTGACACGGCGGTGTATGAGTCTGTCAAGAAATACACTTCTGCAATAGATAAGCTGAAAGAGCAGGAAGAAGAGGTCGATTCCCAGATGCAGGAATACGCCGACACCATCGAGGTTGCTCTTGGAGAGACCTTGTCGAAACGCGGGCTTGACTTGAAGGATATGCCAAAATGGGAGGACGAAGACCTTAAAAAGTTCCGTGACGCCATAAACGATGTGGTGAACAGCTACGACCTTGACTCTGAAACAAAACAGCGTTTCAAGGACAAGCTCTACGGCAAGCTGCTTGACGAAAATCTCATAATAAGGATAAAGGCTCTCCCTGAATACAAGGAGGAGGAGTTGTCGGAATGGCAGCGTGGCGTTAATGAGTATTTCGAGAGCAACAAAATCAACATCGTAGTTGATGCGCAAAGCTCTCTTGAAAGCGTGGAAAAAGAGCTTCAAAACAAGCACGAGGAGTTCCAGAACCAAATGGATCGTTCAGGAAAGATTCTTGTGTCCTTCGGTTTTGACCTCAGTAACCTTCCTAATGACATAGAGGAAGGCATAGGTATGCTCCGCCCGGAATATCAGGGTCTGGTTCGTCATGCTTTCGCTGAATTTATCGAAGGAAAAACCGGGACCGAAAAAACCACGCAGGCCGGCAAGGATCTTGGAATAAGCGTTGTCAAGAAGAATAAAGGGTCGAGTTCAGGAGGCTCAAAAAAGGACAAGAAACTTGACGAGATCAAGGAGGCGTATGAGCTTTACAAGAAATTCTTCTCCGAGCTCGAAAATGCCAGAAGCATCTATGGGTCTGACGCAATGGGTTGGCTTAAAGAAAACGGTTTTTCGGAGGTCTTCGGATGGAAGGGGATTACTGACCTGACCAACTACGGACAGACTGTCAGGGAGCTCACAAAAGATTTCAAAGCCAACACCGATGAGCGCAAAAAGTTTGTCAACTCTATTGATGCAGACATTGTAACGCAGAAACGAAAAGAAGAGACCGAAGCGACCATGGAGTATGTCGAGGAGCTACAGAAGATGATGAACATCATGTCTGAGAGCTATAACACATACAAGAAGTGGTACGAGCTGACTGGTGACGAGAACCTTGCAGCGCGTATTGCTGGTGTAGCCGAGAACACCACCTACTCCACCTATCTCCGTGATCAGATGCAGAAGCAGCTCACCAAGACAAAGTACGCCGTATCTCCCGAAGATGTCTTTGGAATGAAGGAGGCGGAAGTTAAGAAACTCTTTGGTGAGAAGAGTGCCATCGCAAGCTATTGGAAGGCATGGCAGGATAACGAGAAGGTCTTGAAAAAGGAAGAGCTTGACCGTTACGAGGAGGCCATTAAGAGCTCCAAGAGCTATGAAGACAAAATTGACGATATCAATCGTAAGCTGAAAGAACAAATCGCTTCGGTTGAAAAACTGGCAAGAAGCGACGAGGAACGTATCCGACTCACAGAACATCTGACAGAAAATGCAGAGAAAGATATCAGCAAGATTAAATGGGAACAGTTTAAGGATCAGTACAACTGGGGAGAAGTCTTTGGTGACCTTGGTAACGTGCCGCTAAGACAGCTTAAAAAACTTGTCAGCGCAATGAGGGAGTTGTCCAAAACGACAAGCCTGAGTGCAACCGAAGCAAAGGCTTTCCAAGAAGGAATGAGTAAGGTTGTGAACCAACAAGCCATCCTTGATCCTTTGACGGGCATTAATTCTGCTTTGAGCAACTACACGGCGGCAAGGAAGGAGATAGCAAGACTCGAAGGGTTGCGTGAAGGTGTCAGACGTGGTTATTCACAATACACAAGCCAGTTTAAGGATGAAGATGCTCTTGACAAAGCTATAGAAAATGTAAGGAAGACAATGAATACGGCGCTTTCTGATTTGCAAAAGGCAATCAAAGCGCTTGCGAACAACATAAATACGCTTGGAACGGCACTCAAGAACATCGGTAATTCCGTTGGCGGGCCGTTAGGTGATGTTTTCAATGGGATTGGCAGCATCTTCGGAGGTCTTGGAAATAGTATTTCCGCAATATCTAATATTGACCTTAATGCACAAGGAATATCTGCTATTGCAAGTAAGGCAGGCGCTGTCGCAACTGTTGTTTCTGCAATGATAGACATGAACAAGCAGTTGTCGAAACTTCTCCCAGACTCCTATGATCAATACCAAAAATATGCAGAGAAAGCGCGCGAGGTAAATAAGCTTAGGGAAGCCGTGGATGACTATACGGTATCTGTAGCTAATGCAAAAGTTGCTGAAAGCCAATGGTTCGCCGGGAACAGTTTGTCTAAATTGCAGGCGGAAGGTGAGAAGGCGAAAGACACCCTGAAGTCATACTACAAAGAGCTTTATGAGGCTCAGGAGGCGTACCAAGAAAAAGGTGCTGGAATCAGTAAGGCTATACTTCCGGCAACTATAGCAGCTGCCGTAGTAGCAGGTTTATTTACTTTTGGAGCAGGCTCTGCTCTTGTTGTAAGTATCGGAACTGCTCTTGCGTCTGCTCTTGGAAGTGCAGCTCTTGGAGCGGCTGTTACTGCGGCTATTGCTGCTGGCGTTGGTTCTGCGATAGGCCAGATAATACAATCTGCGGTCTCTG